GTCATTCGTAGCTCATAGGCCTGCTAGGTTTGTCAAGTACGTCTATGGTCTTGACTTTGGATACAATCACCCCACTGCACTCATGAGGGTGTACTACTGTGATAACGACATCTATGTTGAGCCTGTTATTTATGAGAGCTACCTGACTACTACCATGCTCATCGAGAAGCTAGGCAGCCTAGGCATAGAGCAAACGGTTAGCATCCTAGCAGATTACTCAAGGCCTGAGATTATACAAGAAATGAATATAGCAGGGTATGATGTGATAAACGCTAACAAGGTAGTTAAGAAAGGGATAGACAACCTCAAGACCTTTGGGGTGATATGCCAGGATGATAAGGCACTCAAGAGGGAGTATGAGAATTACAAGTGGAAAAAAGTAGGAGACTTTATAACAGATGAGCCGGTCAAGCTATTTGATGATGCCATGGATGCAATCAGGTATGCCACTACTCACATACGGCAGGAGTACTATACCGATGATAGCTACTATGCATTCTAGAAACAAAACACCAGGATAAAATAATATAGGTATGGCAATGACATTAAAGGCAGCACCTCAAGTGCTCACCCCTGCATACAACCCTATCAAGTATATCTATGATAGCACCAACAAAAACATTGGAGGCTTTAAGTATATCTTTGAGGTGTACGAGTCAGGCACTGCCAATCAGATAGCTGAGTACAGGGTGCTCCCTGTTTTCTCTACAGGCTACGGAGAGATAGACCTAACCAAGCTATTGCAAGCCAAGGTAAGCTATGACCTATTCCCTACCAACACCACAGTATACAACGCACCTAACAGTCACTACAAGTATGACCTCAAGGTAGGCGAAGAGTATCTCACCACGACCTCATTCACCTCATCCATGACTCAGTATATTACTGCTCCCTATATAGGTAGAGTACAGCTCAATGGCACTAACTCATTTGTTGTTGGTGATCAGATAGTCTTGACACAAACAGGAGTAGGTACAGCCAACCCTACCCTTGATGGGCTATACACTGTGCTCGTAGCAACAGGTACATACATTGTGATTAACTTCCTATGGAGCTCCATAACGAATGCTAACAAGGATGTTGATATTACCTATGCCGATGGGAGAAAGACTGTAACCTACAATGTCATTAGTGACCTGAATAACTTTGTATTCAATGGTGCACTGCCTTGGACTCAGTGGCCATCATGGGACCAGGCTGATTATAACTTGGGTAGTAACACTGACAAGTTTCTGACCTCCATTCCTGCTACCAACTTTTACTCTACCTTATCTCAGGACCTATGGATGAACGCAGTCTATGGTGCTATACCTGGAGGAACGCACAGGATAGTATTTACCAATGATGGGGGTGATGTGTTGAGAAAGAGTGTAGGAGCATCTGACCACATTACAGGGAATGCGGTAGGTCCTAACAACGCAGGCACACTGACTGTAGTCTCGGGTACACTGCCATTGATTAAGCCTACCACTCAGTGGTATGAGTACTACTATCAGCACAATGGTGCACAGGTAACACAGAGCTACCGAGTTAACATAGATCGTAGAACACAGAGCCAAGAGTACAGCATTATATTCCTTGACCGCTATGGCTCATGGGGTAGCTTTGCATTCACAGGCAGAGCATACCAAAAAGGTACAGTACAACGGGAGCAGTACAACATGGATGTGCAGGGTAAGATAGCTAGCACTGAGTGGACCTATGACCTGATAGATAGAGGGTATGTTAACAGCTATGTAACAGTTGAGGAAACCATTGACCTCAATACCGATTGGATGACTCAGGACATGGCTACCTATTTCACTGAGCTAATCAGTTCACCCTATACATACTTCAAGGTGAGTAACTACGATGAGAGCTGCGACATCCCTGAGAGCACTGAGTATGTGAGCTGCAACATAGTGACCTCTAGCTATGAATACTACAAGCAACGGAATAAGAATCTAATCAAGCAAAGCATTACTATTAAGCTAGCTAATAACGACATGGTCAATGGTTAGGATACAACTAGCAACAGGCTACCTTGATGTAAAAGAGGGTACAGCATTCCCTTTAAGTTTTCAGGTAGGAGACATCAGAGATATATCTCAAAGGAAAGGTAGCTTCTCTAAGACCATTACTTTGGTAGGCAGTAAGAATAACAATAACCTACTTAACCACTACTATGATGTTAACATCGTAGCCGGTACCTTTAACATCAATGCATTAACTACCTGCTCAGTTATTCAGGATGGTATACCTGTAATGGAGAACGCTAGCATGCAGCTCACCTCAGTTAAAAAGGTGCAGCTCACTGAGCAGTATGAGGAGCACGTGGAGTATGAGGTATTGATTAAAGAAAGCAAAGCAGATTTCTTTACAGCCATAAATAACAAGGAGCTAACTGATATTGACTTCAGTGACTTTAATCACGCCTATGATGCATTCAATGTAGTGAATAGGTTTTCCAACACTGTAGTGGATGGCTTCAAGTACTTCCTCCCAGGTAGTGGTAGTGTGTTCACAGTTACTCAAGAATATAAGCCTGCCATCTTTGCTAAGGTTTACTTCGATCGTATCTTTCAGGATGCAGGATTTACATACAGTTGGCCTGACCTAGTAGATGATAAGTTTGACCGCCTCTTCATTCCATACAATGGGGATACAGATAACTTTGATTACAATGATTATACGGTCAAGGCTAACGCAGGACCTAACACATACACCGGTACATTCTTTGCAGGGTCTGCTGAGTTTCAGAACTTACAAACCATAACAGGATGGACTGAGACCGAGGACCCTCAGAATATATTTAACCCTGCCACAGGAGTATACAGCACCCCATTCAATATCAGCTCAAATAACTCACAGCAGTATGATTACAATGTGCAGATACAATATGAGATAAGATTAGTCAACACCTCAGGTGTTACACTATACTCAGGGATGAATGGTATCTCATCTCCGCGATTTTATCAGCCTCAGATAGCACTCACTCAGAATGGTACTGTGTGCTACACTACCAACCTATACACCAACCCTGCACCACTTAACAACAGTCCAACTGTTACCTATGCAGTTCAGACTCCTACCTCAATACCTAACGGTACTACTACAGTATTGAGTCAAACAGCTATCTGCTCTATGGCCTTGACTGCTCAGAACTTACCACAACTATCTCAAGGTAGGCTGGGTATTAAGGTGCCACAAATAGCCACACCTATTAACAACGCAGCAGCTCCACTATGGAGAACGGGCTCAGCATCAGGAACTCCATGTGCGTCCGGTCAGATTAAAATACAGGCAGTCATCACTAACATTGATATCAGCATTACCCCTAGCAATAACATTTATGCGAGTTCAGGTATCATTGATGTTAATGACTACGTGCCTAAGAAGATAAAGCAGAACGATTTTGTTAAGGCTATATTCAACCTGTACAACCTGTATGTAGATGTCGATAAAAACCAACCTAATCAGCTAAACCTAATACATAGAGATGCATACTACGATTCAGGAAAGGAAGTAGATTGGACCTATAAGTTAGCCAAGGATAGAGAGCAGTCACTGTCGTTCCTACCTGAGCTAACTAGTAAGAAACTAATACTGACCTACACCCCCGATACGGATGGAGCTAATACTACGTACACTACAGCTACCAATCAAATCTATGGGCAGGCAGAGGTAGTCTTTGACAACGAGTATGTAAAGGATGTAACTACTAAGCCTGTGCTCTTTGGTCCTACGCCAATCATCAAGAGTTCATTTGGTGCATACGTACCAATGCTATCAGGGCAGGCACCTAAGACTAACCTACGTATCTTGTATGATAGCACTGCAGATGTAGGCTTGACCTCCTGCTCCCCATTCCATGTCTATGACTATGGTACTGTAGGTATGCAAGGTGTTACTAGCTATCCGTATGTTGGCCACTTTGATAACCCACTTAACCCTACCTGGGATTTGAACTTCTCAGTGTGTGCATTCTACTACTACCAACCATCAAGCCTAACCGATAACAATTTATATAACAGGTATTGGAGGCGTACCATGGGGCAGATTAATAGTGGTAAGATGTTGACTGCCATGTTCAACCTCAAGGATACTGACATCCAATCTATGAAGCTCAATGATAAGATACGCATTGATAACTCATGGTGGAACATTAACAGGGTCATTGATTACAATGCTAATGCCAATCAGCTCACACAGGTAGAACTTATCAGCATAGATAGTGAGGTGAACTTCATGCCGTTCATTAGCCCATTCGGTACGCCAGGTGTAGGGCTTCCAAATATCTCAGGCATACAGCAAGTAGCTAACAGCACCATAGTCAAGACCAAGAGCATGAACAGCAATGTGCTTACAGGTGGTCAAGTGATTGGTGAGGTAGTCAACAGAGGCAACGTGGTACCTGGAGGTCTTAGAGTAATGGTGGCCACTGAGGGGTACAGTGTAGAGGATGATGGTATCTATACGGATAACCTAGTAGTAAGGGGTAGGTTTAACGGCATACCTGTAGAGCCATCATGTTACAAGTACGTAGCATTGCTATCTCAGAGCGGAACATCTGACCCTGTAGCAGATGTCAAAGAGGGTAGCTTTGGAGATATACTATGGGTTAGAAATACAATAGGTACATACGAGGGCTTCATTCAAAATTGGGAGATAGGCACTATCCTAGGCAGTGAGCTAACGGTAATGATTAACAACATATATTTTGATGGGGTGATCAGTGCTCAGTATAGTTCATCGAACAATAGCATATATATAACAACAACACAAATCGGGGTAGGCTTTGTAGATAACTATCTAGCATATACAACCATTGAAATAAAATATTATAAGCCATAACATGAATGAAGTAGAGATACCATTAAAGCTCGGCGGCATTGCTGCCATCAAAGCAGAGCTCAGAGACTTACAAGGTCAGATAGCTAATGCAGGTGATGCTGATACCATGACTGAATTGGCTCAGAGGGCAGGGGAACTTAAGGACCAAATTAAGGATGCCAATGAGCAGGTAGCTATCTTTGCTACAGGGTCAAAGTTTGAAGCAGTATCGAATAGCTTTGGTGCTATCAAGGGTGACCTAATGAGCCTTGACTTCGAGGGTGCCTCACAAAAGGCTGCCATCTTTGCAACTACATTAGCTTCGTTAAAACCTGAGGATTTAAAAAAGTCATTTAAAGATTTTAAGTCAACACTCAAAAGTGTAGGTGATGGCTTTTCGTCATTGGGTAAGACCTTGATGGCTAACCCTATGTTCTTAATTGCTGCAGTCATTGCTGCTATCGTGGCTATCGTGGTGGTATTGATGCAGAAGCTAGGCTACCTGGACCCAATCATTGAGGCTATAGGTACAGCATTCGATGCAGTCATAGAAGTCATTAAACAATTTGGTGAAAGCCTAGGTATCGTATCAGGTCAAACTGAGGAGTTTACTAGAATGCAAGAGGCCAATACTGAGGCCAACAAAAAAATGGAGGAGTCTGCTGTTGGGGTGATCACTACAGTGAATGAGGTAGGCACTGCATTTGAATTAGCTAAGGATGGGGTGATATCTAAAGAGGAGGCACTTGCTACCTACAATGAGAAGCTAGGTGATACCTTCGGTGCAGCTACTACATTGGCTGAGGCTGAGAAGCTATACGTGGCCAAAACCGAGGCATACATTGAGGCTACCATGGCAAGGGCAAGAGCTGAGGTATTTGCTAAGAAAGCAGCAGAGGCAGATGCAGCGGCAATCATAGCAAAGACTAAGGACCAAACTACCGCCATTGATAAGACTCGAGATAACATTAAAAAGAATAGCGCCTTAGTTAATGCCATCCCTATCTTTGGTGCTATCATAACAACTACCAATGCTTTGGTGGCAGGCAGTGAGGAAAGCCTAGCCGATAAACAAAAGAAGCGAGTTAAGGAGAAAGAGAAGAGCCTCAAGAAAGAATCTGATATGTATGGTGAGGAGGCAAAAAAAGCCCTTGAGACTGCAATAAAATTAGAGGAAGCTAATGAGATAAGTAACAAGTCACAGCAAAAAAAGACATCTACCCACAAGAGCAATAGTGATGCAAGGGTTAAAGAGGCAGAAAAAGAGGCTCAAAGATTGTATGACATAGAGGTAAAAGCTAATGAAGCCAGGATAAAGAAAGAGGATGAGCAGTTTGACCTCATGAATAAGCTAACCCTATCCCAACAAGAGCAGGATAAATTAGCACTCATGCAGGACTATGATAAAAAGTTTGAGATAGCTGAGGGCAATGCTGAACTTGAAAAGCTACTTACTGAGCAGCAAAAGAAAGATATTGCAGATATCAATAAAAAGTATGCAGATGAGGCTGAAAAGAAAAGGCTTGAGGATGCAGATAAACTAAAAGCAGAAGAGGAGAAAAAAGCAGCAGCACTCAAGCAAGCCCAGGATTTAATCTTCAACATGAATGCTACTCAGGAGGAGAAAGATATTAAAGCTCTTGAAGAGAAGTACAAGGAAGAGCAAAAGATAATAGGAGATAACGCAGCCGCTCAGCTACAGCTTACTGAAAAGTTTGAGGCTGATAAGACAGCAATCGAAAACAAGTACACCCTTGAGAAAATTGAGAACGCTAGAAAAGAAAGAGAGGCCAAGCTAACACTGGCTGCAGATATTGCCAATGGTATTAATACCGTAGGTGCTGCCTTTATCAAGGACCAAAAGAAACTAGAGAAGTTCAACAAGGCCAATGCATTAATTCAAATTGGTATTGATACAGCTAAGGCTATCTCATCATTAGTTGCCGCATCACAGTCTAACCCTGCCAATGCTGTTACCTTTGGTGCTGCAGGTATTGCACAATTCGCTACAGGTATCATACAGATTGCTACCAACGTAGCCAAGGCAAAGCAGATACTTACCTCAGGAGGTAGCGGAACCCCGTCAGGCGGTGGCGGTGGCGGCGGTGGTGACACAGGTAGTACACCTAACGTAGCACAGCAAGTACCACAGGCGGCACAACTATTTGGCTCAGCTAACACAGGCAATGTCATGAGTGCAGGAGGAGGTACAAATAATAGCTCCATGACTGTGACTGCTGTAGTATCTGAGACCCAGGTGACCAACGTACAGAATAAGATAAACAAGATTAACAAAAACGCCGAACTATAATGAACTCACTACAAGCAATCATAGATCACATTGAGCTATTCTACACTAATCATCTACAGGTTAAGAAAGTAGGTAGTGACTTTAAGGAACAGCTATACAACTTCGCTACCCAGGATGAGAAGTATCCCATTGTTTTTGTGGTACCGGTAAGTGTCAACCCTACCGAGAATACCTCAGAGTTTAACTTTGATGTATACTGCGTTGATTTCATCCAATATGATAGAGCTAATATCATCACTATTCTAAGTGATACACAACAGATATTGAATGACCTGTATATTTACTACATGGATAGCAATGATTATAGCTTTGATGTTATAGGGCTTCCATCATTTCAGGCATTGAACAATGATTTACTTGACTATGCTGCAGGCTATGTTATGAATATCACGTTAACGGTGAATGATTGGACTGATTGTGCTGTGCCACTATAAACATTTTAGAGGGTTAAACTAATATAGGTATGGCTAATGGATGGTGGGGTGATTGGAGACCCTCTTTACCTGCTCACACAGGAGACTTACAACCAACAGATTTGATAGAGTGCACTTCTATGTCAGGAGGAGTACCTACTAACACAGCCATTACCGGTCAACAAATCATTGATGCAGCATCAGGTGGTGGTAGTAACAACCCTAAGCTGTTAGGATTCTCAGGTATTCTAGGTACTAACACTACAGGTACCACTATTACTATATGTCATTCACTATTAATACCTGCCAACACATTAGGCACTAACAATATCCTGCAGTTGATATTCAGAATGTACAGAGTGAGTGGTGCCGTAGGGCAGTTGTATGGCCGTATCTATTTTAACACTACCAACAGCTTAACAGGTGCTACCTTATTCAATACTAACTTTACAATGAATAACGGCCATCAAACAGGATATGTTGAGCGTAACTTTAGCTACAATGGTACT